AACGGCTGCTTCAAATACAGACCCTTTAAATGCTAAAGAGCAGGAAATTTTATTAGAAAAACTTGATGGTATTTTCCAAGCTAAAATAGAAGAACATTTAGAACAAAATAACATAAATTAATTATGGCTGATCCTGTTTTCACCAATGTTCCAGTTGATACCTGGGTAAAAGTTGCTACTAATGTCACAACCGGACAGATTCATATTATTGAGCCTACTAATGACAATTGGTTTCAAACTTATAGAGATACAGGCAATGATGCACCGACTATAGCACCTGGCCCGAATCAGGAAACACCGGAAGTAAAATTAAAATTTCAAAGTACCAAAATAGAATCCAATGTTGCAATTGATGTTTATGTATCAGTCAAAGAAACAGCAGGTCGTGTAAGAGTAGATTTATGACAGATAGAAGAAACGGAATTATAGGCCCAGGAGCACCAGAAGGAGGTGTGACTAATCTGGATATACAAACTGTTATTATAACAAGCTCTAATCATACATTAGTTGTGGATGATCTGAATAAAACCATACGCTTTGATACAGGCGGTGTTGATAGAGTATTAACTATTCCTGTTAGTATACTTACCGAAGGCAAATGGATTGAAGTCAAAAGAAGAGGCTCCGGGGAAGTCACGATTACAAGAGATAGTATCACTTTTAATGGCCCTATAGGTACAAGTCCGGGTAATGTAGACTTTAAGATCAATGGAACTTTTGGATTCAGTGTTTTTCTTGAAGGTACAGAGGTGAAAACAGGATCAGCCATAATTAATTTATGTTATTTTGTTCTAAATGTTCTTCTATTTTAGCTTGGAAAATACCATCAAGTTTTTCTAATAAAATTTCCTGCTCTTTAGCATTTAAAGGGTCTGTATTTGAAGCAGCCGTTGTAATTAAAACCTGGTTGGCTTCTGCTAATTGTTCATTCTCTTTTTTAAGCTGTCTGACAATTCTTGAGAATTTCATTCCTGTCAATTCCTTAGCAGCTCTATCACGAGTCATAAGTCCTTGAGCTATCATTTCAGCTTTTGCCTTAACTTCTTTAAGGGGATCAATATGAGGTTTAATTGCTCCAGACCAGTCTGATTCTGACCAGGCCCCGAAAACTGCAAATTGATTTATATCCCTCCATGCATCCAGAAAACCATCAGCCTGAATACGGTCTGTTAATACCATTGATACAAGCCATTCCTGATAACGTGGTATTAAATAATCATTAGCAAATTGAGTACGTTCCTTATTCAAAAACATATCAAACTCAGAGTTTGCCATTCTAGACGCTGAATAATTCGAATTGAAGGCCAGCTTTAAAATTTCCGGTGGAATTTCCAGAGACCAGGCTATTCCATTTAAAATTGCTGCTTCAAAGGCAGCAAAATTCACATTCGGTCTTTTAGTATCGAATGATACAGGTACTTCACCTTGAGCAAGTTCGTCAAATGTCACCCCCGGCAACCATTTTGCCAGATTCAAATTACGTGTTGACCCATCAGTTTGTTCAACTGCTACCGTATCTCTTCGGACTGCTCCATTAGCCAGCGGGTTAGTCCCTATTTTATTATTATTTTTCTGAATAAATAAAGCCAGCATAGCATTAACGGTTGCGGCCCTTTGTTCAGAATCTCTATAACGGTCTATTTCTTTTAATGATTGTAAAATGATACCAAGTAGCGGCATTCCCCGCACATCATCCATTAAACGTTTTGATCCATATATAAGCCAAGCTATCTTACGTCCTGATTTTGCGCCTTTGGCCGGTATCCGTATAAATGAAAACAAATCTTTTCTTTTCTGACCGGAAAAAAATAAATTATCTCTTCTTTGTTGGACAAAAAAAGCTACATGCCTACCGTTTTGATCAACTTCAACACCATGAATAATTTTATTTCCTCGGTCTAATACCGATTTATTAAAGTCTGCTCCAATAGGATTACGGATATGCCTTCCATCAATCAATTCAGTAACGGGTAAGCCTGTTGCGCTTGATATTCTTAAAACAACCAGACAATCGCCACTTAAAATTGCGGTTTTTTTAGCAGTTTCCTGTAAATCTCCATCTGTTTCAAGTCTTTTCCAATCTACAAGCTGTTTATTCTTACCCCAAAGTCTATAAAGAGTTTCTGTATTTTCCGACCACTTATTTATAAAATCATCATTTTCATTTAATATTTCGCCGACTGGTGTAGCCTCAAGACCAAGTCCTTTATTAATTATATTCGTAAGTAATCGTTTAATTACTCCACGTGCGTAAATATTTTCTGTAAATAATTGAACCGATCTTTGCCTTAACGTCCAATAATCCACAAATTCAAAAGGTTTGGTTTCACCAAAGCCGCCAAAAAATTTATCACCATTGAAAAGTGAATTTATTAAACTATTATAAAAAGCAGGTGAAACTTTTTGACTTGTCGGTGATAAAACAGAATGACTTTCCGTATCTTCAATAGCGTCAGATTGATTTTTTTTAAACCAAGGGAATTTAAAATTCATTAGAACCCCGGTACAATTTGAAGTGTAGCACCATTGCAACGTGCTTGAAGTGTAGCTCTTCTATCTAATAGCTGGTCTAATTGATTTTGTAACTCCGTAAGATTTTCACGGCTTACGTTTTGCCTGGTTTGTCCTGTATCAAGACTATAGGATTTATGTGGATTTGCGTATAAAAATAAAATGGCTGCATTTAACGCCGTTATCTGGTCTTCTGTAGCTGTAATTTGTGTCTGTAAAAAAGCGTCTGCCATTTATTTATAAATATTCAGGTATAAATTAATTTCATTTTTTAACAAATTAATATAAATAGGTTATATAATCAAGCGACTTGTTGATTTTTTTCTAACCAATCCCAAAATTCAGAATAAACGATCCCCTCACAACCTAATTCATTAATGCAGATATTGAAAGCATAAAAGTCTAAAGCCGCCATTCCATAAACGGCACAATCCCAAGCGTGGTTGTCTTTGTTGGGTGTTTTCTGCCAGTAAAAACCCAGAAATTGTTTGGTTATTTTATGAATCTTACTGTATTTTTCTTCGGCTTCATATTGCCTGAAAAAATCATCGCCGTAATCGCTGGGATAATTCGGATACCCGACAGGTTGTAACTCTTTATCATTCCAATCAGTTTTTAACCAAGCTGCTATCCTATCCTTATAAGTTGTGACATTGATTGAATAAAACGGATTGCCATATTTATTTTTCCCCTCAAGAAACAGATTTTTATAACTTTTATTCTGAGGTAATGTATCCCGGCCTAAAATTGGGTAAACCCCTGATGAATATTGAGCGCAAAATTGGTACACAAAATCAGTTTTATATCCTGCATCCACAAATGTTATACAGATATTATATTTTTGACCGTCATCCGCTGTCCAGGTTTCAGTATCAATAATGTTTGAAAGTTTAATCCAAGGTGATTTGGAACTGGATAAATCTTCGGGGTCACCATCAAGAATCCTCCAATCAATTGAATATGAACGACCGTCTCTACACCAGCCCTTGATTTCAAGCATCATTCCGTTTTTAACTCCGTGAATATCCACGGCACAAGTCAGTATTAAAATCTTTGACCCCGTCTCAACCAAAGCGTATTTGTTAGGAATTTCACCCCTGGCATAAATAGCTCTTCGATGCTGGATAACTTTTTCAAATTTAGGACTGGTTCCTTTTTCTTCCCAGGGCCAGCCCTCAACAGTATTACGAAATGATCTGTAGACTTCAATATCTTTAACCCTCTGATTTTTTGCGTCCCACCAGTCCAGCCATTCCTGACACATTGTCTCCCATGAATACATGCCTACAGGTGAATAATAAGCAGGCAACCAGTAACTTTCCAAAAGAGATTCTGAAGGTACAGCAGTTGATTTCCATCCGGCCCCGTTTTTTGCATTTAAGAACCAGGTTTTATCATGGTTCTTAAATATTTTCAGGCACGCCTCACAGATATACCCGACGCTATCTTTAATTAAATTATAATTATCATCAACTTCATAATGAAAAGCAAACTTTTTACCATCCTTACGAACACCTTGAAGTCGTAAAAACTGCATATGATTACAATGCGGGCAAGGTATGAAATATTTCTGCTGATCTCCCTTCAAGAAAAGTTGATAAATTTTTGAACTCTGCATTACAAGCGGGGTACTGAGATATAGAATTTTTTTTGTATCCTCAAAGCTGTTTGTTCTTTTTTTGAAAAGTGTTATCGGGTCACCTTCTTTTCCTAATTTGTCAGGCATTCCGTCCAATTCATCAGCCAAAACATATTTAACCGACATTCCCCGTAATTTCCCCGGGCTTCGAGCGCCGACAGAATAAATAAAACCGCCTGCAAAATCTTTTCTGGTAACTGTATTACCTGATTTTTTAGTATCGGAGGATTGTATTTTATCCAGTAATCCACAATCAGCAAGCATCCGGTCAACCTTCACTTCAACAGCAGTTTTTGAAAGTCCTGCGTCTGCTGTAATATACATAATCCCAGACGGATTATGATCAATGACATACCCCATAAAGTTTTCCAGAATCCCGGTTGTCGCTCCTATCTGTACCCCTTTCATGAAAACAATTTCACGGGTAGGTATATGGGGACTCAAGGCATTCATGGGTTTTACTAAATACGGAGTATAATCATTATTCCATAACCCCGGCTTTGAAGTAAGTTCCGGTGGTAAATATCGTTTTTGTTCCGCCCATTCAGACACTAAAATTCTTTTCACATCATCAGTTAAGTCCTGAATTGATGTAATCAGATATTCATCATCTTGGTCTAAATTCATATAAAATATTTCTTTAATTGTTCAGCTATAAGATAAGCTATTTCAGGTATTATAGAATTTCCTAAAGCTTTTATTGATGGTTTAATTTCGTCCAGTTCAAAGGATAGCCCATTATCCACCCGTAAATATTCGGGAATTGTGGGAAAGGAACGTCTGAAAGTATCAAAATGTAACTCAGTTCTATCATTGAACCATTGAGGATAGTTTTTTGACAAATTGATTTTGTCCAGAATGCCATTAAATCGCTCGCCATTGGGGTGGGCAATAATCCAAACCCTTTCCCGTTTGTGCGCTTTCCCGACTTCAGAGGCCGATATACAACGCCATTCCGCATCGTACCCGATTTCGGCCAAACTTCTGAGAAAGTCTCCAAACCAAGCGCCCCTTTGTCCTGAAATGAAATTTGTGACGTTTTCCATAACTGCAAATCTTGGTCTAATCTCGCTAATGATTCGCCGCATTTGCCACCATAACCCCGATCTTTTACCATCATTAATCCCTTCTTTTTTACCTGCAATTGATAAGTCCTGACATGGAAAGCCCCCGGTAATTATATCAATCTGATCTATGCCATCTTCTATTAATCGCTCTTTGGTAAGTTTTGATACATCCTCGTAAATCGGTATTGTAGGCCAGTGTTTCTTTAAGACCTTATGGCAGAATTGATCTATTTCACAAAATGCAATTGTTTTAAATCCGGCCCTTTCAAATCCAATACTAAAGCCGCCAATACCGGAAAATAAATCAAGTATCTTCATTAATTTATTATTGTACCTTCAGGCATAGTTTCAGAATATTTAAATATTGGTAGCGTCCCCAATACTTTATTTGCTGCTTGCTTCATTATCTCAGGTGCGGTCTTTTCCATTTCTTCACATAATAAAGTGAGATAATTTACATAATCTAAAAACAATACCCTTTCATCCTCGTTTGCGGACTCATTCATCATTTTAATTCCAATTGAAGCCAAAAACTTTAATGTATCCCCATTTACCATATCTACTCCATAATCTGATCAAAGTTCATTTCTTTTAATTATTAAATAGCCGCATGAATCAATCTTACCTTCCATTACAATCTACCTCCGTAAATCAATATCCAACCCACGACGAACGCAATCACAAACCATATTTTATCTATTTTTTTAATTTTCATACTAACCCGTTTTTTATGGCTAGCCATTCAGGAATTTCAATGTCAAACAAACGCTTATTATCGCCCGGCTGCCCAAGTCTGGTTTTACTTTTTATCTGACTTTTAGGTATCCATACTTTTTCTGTGCCATTACTAAACATATATGCCTTTTCTGTCTGTTTTTCGATAACTCCGGACACTTCTATAAATTTACTGCTTTTTGCCATTAATAATCCTTTTCAGTTCTTTGTTTGCCATCAAAAATAATCTCTCTGAAATTCAACTCAGGGAATTTATAAAGAAAAAGCTTCCGTCTCAATGGGTAACTTTTAGAATTAACTTTTAACGTACCTATTGATTTTACCTCTACAATCCACTCAAATCCTTTAATCCTGACTTTAAAGTCAGGGGTATAAGTTACGCCTACATAAGTTTTGTTTCTGCGTTTAAACGGCATTAAAAGTATAAAATGAGGTTGTAGTTCCAAAATCTCAATATCAGGATCAAGTTTATATTCTGAATATACCTGGGCTTCGATCTTAGAATCAAATACATGATTGTCTATTGTGGTTTTACAGCTTTGAACTCTTCTTTTTGTTGGCTTCAACAAAACCTCACCTTTGTTAAATCTGATAGTACCTGTTTTTTCTAATTCCTTTAATGCTCTAAGTGTAAGATTATATATCATTTTAAATAAACCCCTTCTGAATTGCTATATTCATTAACCCTCCACGAGTACGAGTTTGAATTTCTGCGGTTTATCTTTCGGAAACATATTTTTTAAATGATCATCCGTTCCACTTCCAAACCAATCATCACCTGTTTTAATCGGTTTATTTTTATAAATTGATCCATAACCATCTTCATCACAAGCGCCCCAAACATAAATCATCTCCGGCTCAATCTCCCATATCTGAGCTTTCTGTTCTTCAATTGAAGGCCACCAACAAGGGCCGCATTCGTCAGTAATAATAGTATCTAATCTTCTATTACCATTATGATAATAAAACCAAAGAGAGCCGGGGGTTTTTATCCTTCTCTTAGTCCCCACTACAATCGCCAAAGCTTCAAAAAATGTATATTTCATTTATCCTCCCTTAAATTTTAATTAATTAACTGCTTTGCTTTCCGCTGCTCCACACCCTTATAAATTCGTTGCAATATTTGTTTATCCTCAATCTCTCTACTTTCAATAGCCTTAACCAGCTTTTCCAGATTGTCAGTTTTGTCATATCCTACATATACATAATCCTTATAAGCCCCCCGGAGCATTGGTAAAAACTCTTTTTTCTGTCGTCTGGCTATTAAATAATACTCAATAAATTCCTTTTTCCGCCAAGTCTCTTCCTCTGTCTCCATTTTACAAAGTTGTTTCCAACCGCCCATCTTGCGTATTGCTTCAGCAATGGCGGAATCTTTGAAAATAGGTGAATAGTCCCCACCTCTTTTTTGTATAATTTTCAATACAAGTGCCCAGGCTTCTCTTGCTTCGTCTTCTAAGTTCTGACTACCTAAGCCAGCTAAACAATATTCTCTGAACTTCCCGACTGTAGGCATGAACTCGCCGGGACTCAGCATCGCTTTTTTTAATCCTATTCTGATCTGATCATCAGTCAGGTCTTCCAGAATCATCAGCCAGTTTCTAGCCTTTATCGTTATTTCTTTTTCGGAAAAGTTTTTAGAATATTCTGAAGCTAAGGCCTCTATCAGAGTTAAAACCGTTTCTTTATTCATTTTATTTTTTATTCAGCAGGTATTGAATTGCAGCGTCGTGAATATCAGGGTCCCCGTAGAAAATAACAATAAAAATACATACTAATAATATAAGCCCAAATTGAAACGTATTATCATTCATATTTTATTTTGTTTATAATGTTCAAAGCAATAATGTTGCCCCATATCCATTTTTTTAGAATGATCTTCACACAATAATTTGCAGCATTCGTCCTCTATGTCGTCTTCATCAAAAATGCCGCAATCGCAGTAATTATCAGCCAATTTATCACATCCTTTGTATTGGCAACCTTCACCTACCCATAAATTCCAAAAACTTATTACGCTCATGATCTTATTTCCGATTCGTTTATTGTCCCGTCTTCATTTAAGGTTGCCTCAAGTATCTCTCTGATTGATCTTTTTGGTCTCTTCGCCGACTGGCCAGTCGGCTTCTTGGTATCCATTCTTATTTCCAATGAATCAAATCTTTTACTCAGCTTTGCTATTGAAAGTATGTTTGCCCTTTCAAAATCGTCATTACATACCCATTTAATAACTTTTTTAACCTTTTCCAAATCCCGGTTGCCCAGTTTAGGATCAAGCATTTTCCTTGCATCGTCGGCCCATTTCTGAAGGTTAGGTTTGTTGAAGTCAGATTTAAACTTCAAAATATTATGGTATAAAAATTCCGCTACTCGAAATTCGTTAGAAGTTTCGAGGTATTTCTTTTTCTTTTTATCAGGTTTAGGATTAGGATTATCTTTAGGATTTATAGTAGTGCTTTTTGATCTGCTCTCTATCTGCTCTCTATCTGCACTGTATCTGTTTTTTGAAACCTGCAAACCTTTACTATCAACCAATCTGATCTGTCCTGTATCTGCACTGTATCTGCACTGTATCTGTCTTTTGATCTGTCCTTTTTGATTCTGCTTTTTACCTGTATTTTCAGGGTAAACAATATCGATTTTCATATTGATTAAAAAGGTTTTAACTTTAGTCCTCGACCAACCCCATAACTTAGCATACCCAGCGACTGTAGCGGTTTTCTGACTGTCATAATCACAAGTTAAAGAAAAGGCCGCTTCTAATTCTGTGTAAGCTCTATCTTTCGGTAGCCCTTTCTTTAGATTTTTATCTAAAGGAACCCAGTTCCCATCCTTCATTATTATTTTTCTGACAAATATTTATTGACGGATTTTTTAACCTTATCACTTATTTGAGCGTACCCATTTAATTGAAGAGTTACTGCATTATAAGTAAGTTTACTTCTTTGAAAGTAATTACCGTGAAACCACCGAAGGGAGCGACCTTCTTTTTTCAGTTTTTCTTTTAATTTTTTAATCATTTTATCATATTTAATAAAAATAAATTATTCCCGGGCTAACAATTATTGATAATAAGTATTTAGTAAAACACTGTCAAGAAGAAATATCAATCCTTTTTATGAGGCCACATAGATATTAGGGCATCTATAACTGTTTTGACTGTTACCCTGTCATAATCTTTTGTAGCTTCCGGTAATTTTGCATACGGAATCATATCTGAATGACATTTAGAACACTTGGTAGATGCCCCATCAGGCACTCTATCTAATAGAGCATTATTAGGTTGATTACGACATTCATGTAGGGCATGAAACCCTTGTTCTTTTTTGGTATCCCACCAAGCGTCATGTACTTTTTCTGCTAATTTTTCTATCATCCCACCCCCTTCGATGATTGGGTTAAGTCTCCAAAAATGGTCAATCTCAGTAAACGTCTGTCGAACATTCCCAACGGAATATATAACTCCTTTGCCAATATATTCAAAAATTTCAGGGTCATAGTAATCTGTCTTTTCCGAACTACAGCCATCATATGTCACTATTTCACCTGTACACAGTTTAACCTTTGACTCTATCATACTCATCTTTTGTCCTCCCAGTGTGTGTATAAACAACATTTGTACAAATTATTATATAAATAATCAATATTCCTACAGTGCAGGTCATATAAATTACAAATGCCCCACCAGTATAAAAATACATTGATGTTCCTACTGTACAAATTATAATGCTGATTAAAACATTTGAAGTATCATTCATTTTCTCTTCCTCTCTTCTTTAGGTTTAAACTCACCGCACCACATCCATGCACCAACGTTCGGGAATGAAAATATATTATCCCCCTCAAGCTCTTCTGTATGAACAGGTGGATAGCGGCGGCATACTGAAAAATCATCAAACTCAAAATATTTGCATTGCTCGCAGGATTCTTTCATTTTCTCTTCCTTCTTGAGTTTAATATCTCCTTTATCTTCCATTGCAAATCTACGGACAGCCTGATAATCGGCCATAAAAAACGAACTAACCATGAATCCTTCTTAAATTCTGATAACATTTTATCAAACTTTTTTTGTAGCCGATCAATCTCAGTCTTTATTGTTTTTTCTTCCATTATTGAACCCTCCAACATCTAACGCCGTTTTCTTCTCTTCTGGTTGTAATTTTATACCCAGGAATATTTAAAGACCTTGCGCAATTATGCAGTCGAGTAGTAATCCGTCCTTTATCACACGCATCATCTTCAGTTTTAATAAAAAAAGAATCCCCTTTTTCCATTTTTCTAAAGGGGTATTTCATTCTTGTTCCAAATTTACTAAGTGGTATGTCCTTATCTATCTTTATCATTT